AATTGTTAAGCAAAGTAACAGGTAGACCTGAAGCAAGATTAGATGTTTTACCAGTAACAGTATGTTTCTTTTGTATTCTAACACCTGTATTAGAAACATAAAATCTTACATGTCTTTGACTTTTAACTTCAGTAGGAACATTATCAATTACTTTTCCATAAATTACATCAAATTGTCTTCCTACATTCTGAGTTTTACAAAAATCAAGAATGTTTTTATGATTCTTTAATGTATCCATTACTGGAATATTATGAACAAAATAATTGAAAACAGCTTCAGCAACAATAGGCATGTCATAACCCTTTTTCAAATCTTTAATATATTGTTTAGGGTCCAATGCGCCTTTAGCATCAACTTCACCATCTAGCCATATTGCAAAATAATTATTAACATCACGACAATAATATGCTTTATAGTCTTCACTATCAGCACCCATTTTATTAGTTTCATTCCAATTCTTGACAATTTCATTAAATACATCTTCTTTATCTCTTGGAAGTTTTATAACAATACCATCAGTATTGGCACTAACAACATGAATACCATTTAATTCAAGTTCTTCAACTAAGGTCATTGTCATTAATTGTCCATTAATAGTAACTTTAAGTTTAGCAACTTGGTCATATAAAAAGAATAACTCACTACCAAATTTACCATAAATGGAATTAATAACAATTTTTAAAGCTTCAGCTGCAATTTTATTAGGTACTCCAGGAATAACATATCCTTCAGAATCTTTAGTATGTTTGCATTGAACTCTAGTATCTCTGAAATATTTAACCATCTTAACGAATACTTTTTCATTGAGATGTTTAGGAGCCACATTATAACTAATTATTATACTGGGATAATATGAATTATAATCAAAATGTTTATACTCATACTTATCATCAGATACTAAAATTGCAGGAACATCTTGTGTATGAATACCACCACAAGCTAAAGTATAAGTAGTACCATAAAAATTAACAGTTCTACTAAAAGCATCTTTATTTGTCCGATATACACTCACAGTCTTCATATCTTCAAGTAAATCTTGAAGTTGTTTAGTCTTAAACTTAATATGAGGAAAAATGATTTTACTAAAACTCATTCTATGTCTTTCAGTTCTTAGCTTTTTAAAAGCATCAGGTCGAAGACCGCTCATATCAGAATAAAACTTTATTGTAAGTTTATCAGCAATATTAGCTCTAGCACTACATAACACATTTACTTTGAATGCATTTGTAATACTATATCGAAGTTTTACTTCATCAGGCTTTTGTCTAACCATTTCACAAACAATAAAGACATCATTCTTATTATAATGCAACATATCAGGTACATATTTAGGTAGAACATATCTTTCAAAATCATTTGTGATAAGAGAATTCATTTGTTTAAGAGTAAATGTCTTATATCTAGGAAATTTACTCCAATAAACATCAAATTCTTCTTGGTCAATAGGCGGAAGAGTAAAATCAAGTAATTGATGCCATTTAAGATTAATAGAAGTTTGTTTAAGACCTTTACCAAATTTTACTCGTTCTCCAGTATCTTTATCAACATTTACACCAGCTGAATGAAGCCCGTATATTTGTTGAACATCTACTGTAGCATAAGGAAGTCTATAATTACGAATACGTTCAATCTCTTTATCTGCAAAGAAAGCATCTTTATCATTTTGTAAATCAATAATCTTATTACTTAACTCTTTAAGTTTTCTTATTAGAGCAGCAGTATTATCATATTGATTAAAATACATTAAATAGGCTTTAATGATTAAATCATCATATCCATAATTATTAAAACCGTACAAATCAGTCCTAATAGGAGTTTGTTGTACATTTCCATCTGCGTCAATGAAAGTATCATAATGAGCTTGCATTTTATTCAAATAAGCTACAAGTTCAAGTAATTGACTATCATCGGTATCAGATATATAAAATGTATCACATTGAACAGTATCTAGACGACGATTAATTTCAGCTACAGTAAGTTTTTCAGTTAAAGGTACAGGATGTCCATCTTCATCAACACAATCAGCAAATATTCTTAAATAGTCCTTAAGGTCTACGAATATTACACTGAATAGGTTGATGAAGATTTCAACATCCATTGCTTTAGAAACTATCATAATACAGTTTCTTCTGTAATTACTCTAGTAAGCTTACCTTTATAACCACGAGATTTAAGTTCATCAAGAAGTTCACGAGAAGTAAAATCTTTAAATTTCTCACTTATGCCTGCAGATTCTCTTCGACAAAGTTCACAAGGTGCACGATGCCCATGACCATACTTTGCAAAATGGTCTAAAGGAAGCATCTTACCACATTTATTACACTTCTTTAAAGGAATAGTAGGTTGACCTAAATCTTCTCTCTGAATTTCTACATTAATATCTTTATCCATATTTCAAATATAATTTGTTTCTAGCTCTTGAACAAGCTACATATAAACGACGATTAATTTCTTCAGCATTACGATATGGTTGTCCATGTCTATTGTAAACAATATCCATAACATCGACAAATACCGTATCAAAGGTTGAACCTTGAGATTTATGAGCAGTTAAAGCAAAACCATAATCAATATCTCTTTTATATAGAAGAGTATCATCTGGTCTTTTAAAATCTATAAGTAAAAGACAAGTTTCTTTAAACCTATAAAATTCTTTCCACTTTTCACTTCTCACAGAACTATTAGTAGTGCTCTTAGCATCATTAATTAGCTTATTAGCTACATCAACATACTTTTGAACACTAAACATATCAGTATGGTCCAGAACAAATAGAGGATTACTTATACTACCACCATGAATAGCTTGAAATCTTACCATAAATCCTTTAAACTCATACTTAGGATGAGTATAGTTAACAATATCATTTACGATATATTCTTCACTATTCTTAATAATAGTATCATTAAAAGAATCCACTAATGTAACATAACTAGTAAATAAATCATTTTTAGTAATAATAGCTTTATTTGAACCAATAACAATACTATTACGAATAAACTTATTCCAACCAGAAACACAAGCGTTGGTATAAGCAATGATTCGACAATAATCTACGTTTTTAGTTATTTGTTCATCATTAAAGTTATTATAAACTATATTATTAAATTCATTACTAGTACATGCTTGATACCCTTTAGTATAACCACTATCAAATTTTTCTCGATTTTTAGAAATATATTCAAGAAATCTAAAAGTTTTATGTTGAATATCATATCTAAGTAAATCAAGTAAATATCTCATAGGATTATCATCTTCTTGTCTAACAATTTGTTTCAGACTATATGTTACAACCCCCCGTAAAGAAGATGAATACTTTTCATTCACAGGTGGCAACTGACTACTATCACCAATATATATAATCTTACATTTATTAGTTTTAGCAGTATCCTCAAGTAACATTGCTAGACTTCTAGGTATCATAGATGCTTCATCTACAATATAAAGCTTATAATCTCCAATCTTAATTCTACCACGAGGGTCAAAAGGAATTTTATTTACATCAAAGTTTTCTAGGTTATAATTAGGTTTTAATCCTAAATCAGAACCAAGAGTATTAGCTTTAATGTTAGGTAGACTAATACTTTCTTGAAGAACTCTACAAGCTTTATGAGTAGGAGCAGCAAGACCTATAACAGAATAAGAAAGATTACAATTTTTAATAAGAGCTTTTACAAGATAAGTTTTACCTGTACCAGCAGGACCAACTAAAGCTCTTTTATAATTTTTCTCATCATAATCAGCATTTATAAACTCAATAAGAGCATTATATGCTTTTCTTTGGTCATCAGTAAAGCTAATGGTAGAAACAGGGTCTCTACCATTAGCCATATTAAGTTTAACATTCATATTTTAATATCAGTTTCATCAATATCTAAAGATTTAAGATAAAAATCCTTATGCCAAATAGCTTCAGTAATATCAAATTGACATTTACCATTAACTTGAACAATATGCCCACTATATACCCAATTTTCACACAAAGGAGTATAAAGAATAGATTGTTTAGGAGCAATTTTAGCTTGTTCAACAGTACGCCAATGTAATACATATTTACCTGTTTTATCAGGTTTTTTAGTAAATACTTTTAATCTACCTTTACAATTATAACTTTTAGTTGTAAAAGGAATTAAAAGATTTGTAGCACGTTGTGTAGTACTAACAATCCGAAGATTAGCTTTAAATTCACCATCTTCGGATTTAGTACATATACACATTACTGTTTTACTTAAAACAGTACCTTTACTTTGTCTTTTCTTCTTAGGTTCAGCCATTTTAAAGACTAAACCAGTAATAGGCTTACTCATCGTCTTGACGCTTTATCTTTACGTTTACGATTATAAACTTCTTCTCTCTTCTCTTCTTTAGTACGCTTTTTACGACGTTCTTCAGCAGCAGGAGAATTGCTCATAATAGTACCATCTGGTCTAACCAAATGATAGCCACGATAACGAGTAAGGAAATCAATTCTACCCCATCTCTTATTTCCAATTTGCTGATGCATAGGAATAGAAATAGTCTTAGTAGCAGGATTAATTTTCGCAATACGGCTAAGAAGCCTTACATCATTGTTTTCGTCATGTACCATAATATTACACTTTACAACAAATTAATAAATATAAGAATAAACATTAATTGTGATTCTAGTGGGACTCGAACCCACAACCCACAGCTTAGAAGGCTGTTGCTCTATCCATTGAGCTATAGAACCAATATTTTAATTATTATTATAAGCAGAATAAAATAATGGCTACTTCTTTCACAAGTTTCACCATTATCGTAAACCATAAAAAACAGTATGAACAAATTATCACACAATATTGTTAACCCCAAAAAATGGAAACATACCTACTATTTTCACAAACCTCAATATGTATAACACAATGAATACTATGAAAACCAAATCTTGTAGTGCCAGTGGGATTCGAACCCACAACCTCTAGCGTGAAAGGCTAACGAGCTACCATTGCTCCATGACACCGAATACTAGTAGTCGCAACTCACTCATTTTTATCCAACCTATTATCAACCCAAGTTATGAAAAAATTTAAATTATTACTAATACGACTACTAGTTGTTCCCTTGCCCAGACTCGAACTAGGAAATGCGGCACCAAAAACCGTTGTGTTACCATTACACTACAAGGGAGTAATATGAGGAGGAGAAGCAGGCAGATACGTAGAAACATGAAAGAAATTAACATTAGGAAATTTATAATCTTCTCCTCCTCTTTTAATATTATGGTTTGTTTTATATTTTAAAATCAAACCTAAGCACGTCTATTTGCTAGCTATATAGTTAATCATTCTTGAAAAGATATGCAAGCACAATTAACCACAAGAGCAAATTTAGGCAACCATTACACAAATAGCAATCAGAAGCAAAATGGAAACACCTACTGCAACATATTTCCAAAGATTAACTTTAGCATTAGCATTAGTAAGTTCAGCAATTCTGCTTTCCATACCTTGTGCATCATTTTTAACATTAGCTACTTGAGTTCTAAGAGCCTGAATTTCTTTAGTCTTTTGAACAACATCATTTTTATATAAATCAAGTTGTTCTTTGACTTCAGTTAGCTGTTTATCTTTATTATTGATAACTTCTTCCTGTTGTGCTACTACACTTTTGAAATTAGCAATAGCTTTAGTCTGGTCATCAATAGTTTGTTGTTGTTGGGTTACTTTTTCACGAAGAGCCACTACTTCAGTTACCAACTCTGGCTTTTTCATTTTGTTTGGATTCATAATTAAAACTAGTTTTAATAATTAAATAACGTTATTCAAATTGAATATCAGTATCTTCTTTTTCAATTTGTTCAAGTTGATACTGAATATCATCAGCGACATCATAATCAACACTTATACAAGCAGAATCCATATCAATAGTATAAGCATCAATATCTTCAAGAGTAGTAGAAATAGTACAATTAGCCATATTTATAAGTTTTGTGCAAATATACACATTTCTTTTAAAGGGGAGTAATAATTAACTAATTTTAACTATTACTCCCCAAACTTATAAATACACTTACAACTACTTATTTCTTCTTTGGTTTCTTTACATAAGAATAATTTACACCACATTTCTTCGCAATATCTTTTGCAACATCTTCAGGAATAAAATATTTATATTCCTTTCCAGTTGTACCAGATACACGAATACAATAGCATCGACCATCTTCACGAATGTAAACAGGTCTATCTACACCATCAGGGCAAGTATAAAGATAAATAGTTTTCTTACCTTTAACTTGAGAACTTTTCTTTACACTAGTATAAGTGTTACCTTTAACTGTATAGGTTTGAGCAACACAATTAATTGACATTACTGCAAGAAGCAGCATAATTAAAACCTTTTTCATAATATAGTTTGTTTAGTTTGTGAAATAACGATTGGCTCATTTAATATATTAGTACAAGCATCACTCCATGAAGGAATTTCAACTATTCCAATATATTCTTCATCAGTATAGTCAGAAGTCATACCAAAGTAAACGTTATTGTCTTTATCTCTTAATATAATAACAGTTGTAGTTACTTTATCTACTGTATTATCTGTATATTTTCGTACTAACTCATTAGCACCAATAATAGCAACTACAGCTTTTATATTTGCATATATTGTATTTTTAATTTCAACTATATCACCTTGGCCATAATTAGACTTATTAATATATAGCATGATTTAAATCATATTATAGTTCTTCTTATTCTCTGTAATTTAATTCTTCAATAATAGCATATTTAAAGGTACACCATCTATCTCCCCCGTAGAAGAGATGATGATGCACACATTTAACTTACTTACTCCAAATATAAGCACAACCTTCAAAATGTTTAACACCATTAGTATGTTTAAAGAAATAAACAATACCTAATAACAAAATTTCATCATTAGTATATATCGATGCTTCAACATTTTCTAAACCTTCATATTCAAGATTATTTTCTTTAGCGTAATCTTTAATAATGTCAATAGCGGAGTCATAGTTTTCAACAACATATTTTTGTTTATGTTTGATACTATCACTTGTAAGAATATTGACTCTCATACAGCTAACATTTTGGGTACTCCTTTATACCCTTGCTTATTAAAATACTTACCTGCAAGTGCAATAGCACGCTCTTTTGTAACACTGAGAATACTAATTTGTGTAACATTATCACACTTCTTAGTAGAAGTAAAGAAATAAATTTTAAGCATAATTATAAATGTATTAAAGTTATTATTTAGATTATTAACAACAATAGTGCTCCCAGAGGGACTTGAACCCCCGACCTTGACATTATGAGTGTCCTGCTCTAACCTACTGAGCTATAGGAGCTGTTATAATTTATTTTTTATTAAGTCTTTCAATTCCTTCACCAATAAACGCTAAACCTCCAAAAAGAGTACTTAATCCACAAAATAAAAGAAGACATAAATCAACATCATCTTTAGATTGAGGAAGTTTAAGTATAGCAAGACTTGCAACAATTAGCAAGCAAATACCAGCAATAAGATTAACAATTATATTAAAAGTTTTCATATTTATATCTGTATTAAAGTAAATAAAAATGAAAGTTGTGAGAGCACCCCCTACAGTACTCTCACAACAATCACAAAGATGAGTTAGAACCCCAACATCTTATCAGCCAACTTGTCGAGCTTCTTCAAACCAAATTCACTCAGTTCAATAGAAGTCACATAATTGATGATAGTGTCATGGTCAAATGTAACAGCTTCAGCAGTTTCACTGAACGGGTTCTTATAAGACTCACCCTCCTTAACCTTCTGCTGAACTACATTAATCTTAGCACGACTAAGAATAATAGCAAGACCAGCAGGGTTCTCCATAAGATGATTAGCAGCAAAAGCCGTATCATCTTTATCCTTCATAAGAGAACCAATAGAGTAAGCACTTACAAATACAGTTCTAACTTTTGCAGGCTCATAAGTAGCACCATCATCTTTAGATACATAACCATCGATTTCCTTATCAATGGTAAGACCAAGACGAGTGTAAGTCTCCAATACAGTTACAGTCACATTCTTCACGGTGCACTTCACCAGATTACAGCCATTCTTTACAAGCTGCTCGGCAATTTCCTTGTTAGTCATAATAATTAATAATTAGATTGTTAATAGAAATATGAATAGAAATATGGTTAACCTGTACACCAAAAGGTCTTTTAAGTTAAATTGTTTAGCAGTAATTAAAAGACTGCCAGTAGTCTATCACAATTAAGCATAGTATGAGAACTAGCAAGGCTGAAAGTGAGATTACTGGCAGTAGAAGTAGGACTAATGAAGTTATTAGTTTGAGCAAAGGTGAGAGAAATAAGAGGAAGAGGAGCAGTGGCACTACCACTATCACTTACATTACTTCAATTATCTACCCAAAATGCTTCAACTCTAACGCGGGTAGTATGAATATAAGTAGCAATATCAACAAATAAAGCATATTCGCCAATTTTGCAATATTGGTCTTTATACTCTTCAATGATTTTAACAGCTTCATCAAGATGTTTAACCGTTTTTTGCTTATAAGGATTATTCATCTTAGGCTGAGTTAAACTGTAAACATTGATTACATACTCAAGATGAGTGTCAATACGACGATGTTTGAGAACTGTAAACATATTATCTCCTTTCTTTGAAAAACATTTATAATCTACTTTAAGTGCACTAACCACTTTAAACACTTATAACACTTAAAGTGCTATTTCGATGGGAACGCAATTCTTGTTTTGTTTGGGAATTAGCCAAACTTGTTTTGTTTGGGCATGAGCAAGATGAAACACAAACAGTAGCAGCAACCCGAAGGTCACCACTACTGTCTATATCAATGATGTTACTTGTTATTCTCCATGAACACCTTGTCGTATTTCTTCACTAACTCTTTGTCTTGTAAGCGAGAAAACTGCCACATTATAACATCAAGTATTTCTTTCTGCTCTGACAAGGGTATTAAGTACAGGTGAAAACACAGTTGAGAAATCCTTTTAACTTCGCTGTCGTTGTAGCCAAGACCACGAAGTACAACTTCTGTTTCATTAAGTGCGGTAGCCATAACAATATAATATTAACATTTGTCAGTATCAACAATACCAATATAACCTTCACGAGGCTTTGTAAAATGAATTCTCAAATTGCCGTATTTTTCATTAGCAAATTCAGCCTTGATAAACTCTCGAGTAACTTGAGTATGAACGCCAGTTTTCCAATCGTATGCAACACAATCGTAAACTCTATTCCACATCTTATCAATAAGAGTGTCAATATCATCAGCAGTCCAAGTCAGAAAATTAGGACAATGGATGCCGTTGGCAAGATGCCAATCATCAATGGTGAATATTCCAACTAGCATAGTAGTAATGAATTGTGTGGGAGTGCTGTCACCACTCCCACGAGTTCAACATCAGAGAATACCAAGAACGCCAAGCACAGTCTTTTGTGCCCATTGCTCGCCAACACCACTGAAAGACACACTCTCGCAGTGCCAATAGATAGCATCGTGGTCAGCAGCGTTGCCATCAGCATCAACATCACCTTCCTTCACCATCTGGGGAATGAACACAGCCTTGGCATCCTTGAACAGAATGTTCACAGCCTTGGGATTGTTCTTCAGGTGGTCGATGAGAACATCATACTCGGTGTCACGCAGACCATTGAGCAGACCATAGAGCGAGATGAACAGGACATTGTCCTCGCCCAACTGGTAGGAATCATCATCTTGACGAATGTAAGCAGGAACCTTAGCATCAAGTTCAATACGAACACGAGTCCAATCTGCCAACACTTGCACAGATGCACGATTGATACTGCTAGTAACACTCTTGGCGCCATTTTTGCGGAGTTCAGCGCAAATCTCCTTGTTAGTCTTTGCCATGATTATAGGGATTTAAAGGCGTTTGACTATAACAGTAATACTTCTCCCAACATTACTGCGGTTAATTGCTCAGCCACTGCTTGCAGCGGTTACAGTTAGTGTGGTTGAGTGAGTAAAGTCACTACCAACTGCAAAACTTGATTTGTTTGGGCATTAGTATCTCGACGAAGAGAACTTTCATTTATGAAAGTTTGATGAGGATGAGCTTGAGTTGTTTGGGGATGAGCGACATGACGGGGGCTATTGACTTCTATACTTCTTGGCGGGGGTGTCGTGTATATAGCTTCTCCCTCTCACAATTAAAGTCCCATTTTTCAAAATCATATATTATATCTTATCAACCTTCATTCTTAGTTTTATAAACTTTTTCTTTTTAACCTTCTCCCTCTCATTTATAATTTCCCTTTTCTCAAAATTTATTATCTCTACTTTCTTAATTACTTCTTTTTTTTCAATTTATTATCTCTCACCAATTATTTTATCTTCCTCACTTCTTTCTCTCTTCTAATACTATCAAGAACAACTCCCTCACATTATGCATGATTTCTTTTACGGGGGGACTCACGATAACACTCGAATTACACTAAAATAAAAAGGTCTACTAGTTTCCCAACTAATAGAACCCTTAACACCTTAAAAATTAATCTAAATATTAACAAATAAACATCTAAGTTCTCACTTTACATTTAGCTCTATGTTATCATCACGAACTATAGTATTACTATATATTTTACTATGTCTAAAATCTAAAGTTTAATTATGATTAACAACCCAAATATTAATATTAGTTTAATTATTAAGTTTATTGTTTATATTATATTTATTATTATATATTTAATTAATTATTTATTTATTAATATTATTATTATTAATTTTAATTTATTAAATATTAATAATATAATTAATATTATATACTAGATACTCACGTCGATTTCACGCACTATCACCACGAGCACCAGCATCATCACGAGCCTGACCACCCGTTTGGACTGCAAATTTACTGCAATTTCCGCCAATTCTCCAAATGTTTTAACAAACTTTATAAATTTTTATATTCCGTTGATTACGGCTAATAGTACTACTGATAGAGATACGACTAGTGTCACTAGTCCCCCCGTAGAAGAAATTGATGCTATTCGTGTTGGAGTTGTTCTAGTACTTCTTGCTAGTAGTGGAACTTTGGTTAAATATCCTTAATTTTAACATTTTTAAACCCTATTATAATGTACAGGTACATTATTTATTGTACCTTTGCACCCAGTATCAGTACCACACTTTGTTTCTTTTCATATTTCAGAAACTTTGGTGGCGCAAGTAATAATGATAATCTAGATGTTATTAATAATATTAATCATTTTAAAATTACAATTATGAAGGATTTTTTAGTTCAAGGTACAAAAGTTAATTTTAACTTTCACTTCCCTACAAGTCTTGAGGAGATTAGTGTTGATTATCTTAAAGCAGTTACTGAAAATGTAAATGTTGCAGAACATCACACTCTTATTGGTATTGTCTATCATGAGAAATTATTTGATATTATTGTTTCTCGTAAACGTAATCAAAAAGGTCTTACTGCTGGTGTAGTACCTATCTTTATTAAGGCTGGTAAAACCGATAGTGATTTTATTAAGACTGCAGAATGTAGAGATAAACTTATTATTCCCAGTACTTCTTTAAGTCTTGGCTATCATGTTGCAGCACCTAAGAATGTTTTAAGTCTTGATTATTTTATTAGAGCTATTGATGGCGATAATAGTCTGGCTAAAAGATATGACAACAACTATGGTAATGAACATTGTTTCTTTGTTGAGTTCAAAATTATTCCTAATAATGAAATCAAGGGCATCTATAAACAAGCTGTAGATGTTGATAGTACTCAATATGTTGAAACAACATTAAGAGGTGAGGGGGATTGTTAATGCAATCTCTTCTACGGGGGAGCTATTAATAGTAACATTAAGCATACAATGCCAGAAAGTAGAAAATTTCCACCTGAAGGTTATCAGGTTACACTTCTTCGTAAACAAGATGTTCTAAAGTGTATTGATGAAAATATCATTGATAAAGAAATAGCTTTAGAAATTGTTAGAAGATGTGAAATTGATGCAACTAACTTCCTTAAGGAAGGTCGTTGGGCTGGTATACCATTTTTAGGTAATATTCGTATTCCTAAAATTGTTCAGACTTTCTTGTCTGAAGATACTCAAAAATTAATGGCTGAAGCTAAAGAAAATCTTGACCATAATAAATATCTTTTATTTAGAAAAGAATTTGCAACTGATGCAGTTAAACGTCAAGATTTTGAAAGATATTATAAATATGAACTTAGTAAATTCATTGGAAAGAACTTAGGAGTATTTAGAAAACTGTCTTCTATTCATGGTGATAATTTAGCTAGAGCCATTTGTTTTACTCTTAGGATTATGACTATTCCAGATAAGTATAGTACTTATGAGTAGGAAAAATCTTATAATAGATAGTCTTATAACTATAGACGATAATGGTATGCCTACGGCTCCTAGTGTCCGTCAATTACTTGACAGGGATATTAGAGAGTTGTATAATAGAGATAAAACAAAAGATAAATCTAAATATGTTCAAGAATGTATTGTGATTTATTATCTTGGGGACCCTAAATCACCTGCTCGTCAAAGTGGTCTTAGTGATCCTGAAGCTCTTAAAATGGCTATTGGACAAGCTGATTTACCAAAGGATTATATTCCAGATTCACTTGTTATTAGACTTATTAAGAGATATTATGAAGAAAACATCACAGAAGCTGGTAGAGCTGTTGAGAATATTCTACAAGGTATTCATAATATTAATCTTAGTATTAGTACTTTGAATAGTTTATTGAATCAAAAACTAAATTCTACTGTGACTTTAGATGATGTTGATACTATTTTAGGACTTATAAGTGCAGTAAATACTCAGAGTAAAGAACTTCCAGCATTAATTAAAAGACTTGAAGATGCTAAAGAAAATCTCATGTATGAGAAAGAAACTGAATTGTCTAGAGGTGGTGGAATTGTTTCTAGCAGTATGGATGCAGAAAATTATCAAAGCTGATATGAAAGAAAAAACTTGTATTATTATTAAAAATGCTAGTGTATTTAATACCGAGTATCCATGTATTATACATTGTAGCGTAGGAGAAGAATTATGTCTTTCAGTTCAACAACCTGTTTATAATCAGGAAGATGTAGATAATGCTAAAGCTAGCAATAGTAACATGGTTGTCGTAGAAGCTAGTGGTAGTATGAAATATTTTGTACACGGAATAATAGAAGAAATAAGTAATAGTATTATTCCTATATCAACAGAAAAAGTTCACGATTGTCATCATATACGTAGAATTTATGTAACGCTTGATTCACAGTCACTAGCTACTATCGAAAATAATGCAATTCTTGCAAAACAAGCTGGAAAAGTTTTAGCTAAAAATATAGCATTTGAGTAAATGAAAGAGATATATCAAAATACTTACCTTTATTTTGATGAAGGTCCTCACAAATATACCGATAGCAGAGGTAATGAATATACTTCTGTTACTACTCTTATTGGTAAATATTGTCCTAAATTTGATGCAAAGTATTGGGCACATAAAAAAGCTAGAGAGCAAGGTGTCAGTGAAAAAGAGATTATGCGTCAATGGGATAGAATTAAGAACGAAGCTTGTGATCGTGGTACTGCTACACACAATGGACTTGAGGACGCTCTCAAAGATGTAAGTCAGTTTAAAGAAGCAATAAAATACCTTCAACAAACTGAAGGTCGTTGCATAACTGTTGCTGATATTCCTAACATGATTCCTAAGCCTTTAGACATTGATAAATTTAAAGAGGCTACAGGTAATAGATATGATGAAATCTACAGAGTATTTGACTTCTATATACAAAAAGGCTATACAATCTATTCCGAGATTGGTGTTTTCATGCCTGATATTCTTTTGTCTGGTACTATTGATTTGTTATGTTATCGCCCGACTGATTTTGTAGTTCTTGACTATAAAACTAATCGTGGTGGTTTACAATTTGAAAGTGGTTATTTTAAGAAAGATAAAACTACTATTCCTAATCAATTAACAGATGAATGGGTAAGAACGTATAATAAGATGCTTCCTCCTCTTAATCATCTTCCTGAATGTAATGGTTCTCATTACACTATGCAACTTAGTATTTATGCTAGAATGACTGAATATATTCTAGAAGTACCTTGTATAGGGTTAGGTCTTTGCCATATTGCAAGTCCATTTGTTCTTAATGGTTGGGGACAACCTTTTAGAGATGCAGAGGGATATCATGTAGATCCTAATGGTAAAGAAAGTGTAACATGGCACAGAATAAATTATTTACGTAATGAAGCTGATGCTGTTTTTGAAGATAGACGTTTAGAGGTTAGAGCATTAGAAGCTAAAAAAGATAAACAGTTGAGTATATTTGGTAATGATTAAACCTAATTTTAATAGTATTTGTACTTATGCCGATTACGAGAAAATATTTAAAAGAAAAGGTTATGCCTATTTTACTCGTGGCGATTATAATTTAAATATTATTGGTATTCGGTCAGATAACAAAAATAAAGTAACTAATTTATTTGATGATTTGTTGGTAGTTATTTATAAGGACCCTAGAGATGTTTGGAAAAGAGTTACTTATAATATTACTACAGAGCCTGGTCTTTATTACATGACAAAGAAACTTCTTAATCCTAAAGGAACAAGTATTGTTGTTCCTGGGCAGTATAGAGGTTGTTGGGAATTAGGAAAACATCAAGGTAAATACAAAGCATTAGTTCAAAAGAAACCTATTAAAGTTTACAGAGATGGGAACAAAGATGATATATATGATATGGATTCCACTCGCATTGATAGTGGGGTTTTTGGCATCAATATACATCGTTCTAATGAATTTATTAAAACTACTTTTGTCAATTCCTATTCTGCTGGTTGTCAAGTTTTTGCAGACCCTAATGATTTTAAAAAGTTTATAAGTCTTTGTGAAAAACAAAGAGAACTTTATGGTAATAGTTTTACTTATACCTTACTTAATGAAAGTGATGTAAGATGAGTGACACAAATGTTACTTGGAAGGAGTTAGCTAAAGGCGTTATTGCTTTGATAATATTATTCTTAGTAGTAATGTTTATAGCTAAACAAGAACAAAAAGTAGCACAAAGTAATACAGATGTTGTAAATGTGGATTCTTTGCTGACTACTAATGATAGTATTAAAATAGTTATTAAGTATATAGATAGTACTAAACATGAAGAAATTGAAAAGGTACTTAAGCTTGATAATGATAGCACTCTTGAGTTATTTAAGCAGTTGGTCAGAGAATAATGCATCAATTCCTTCTACGGGGGGACTTACGAATGATTCTGTTTTAGTGGCTATTGATGACCTTCGTGCTGCAAATGCAAAGATGATTGAACTTAAATATGAAAAAGAAATTAATCTTGGTCTTAAAGAAATTATTAAGAATGATTCAATTGCTATCGTGGCACTCAGAGAAGATAATAGTGTTATTACAGAACAAGCAAAGAAATATAAAAGACAAAGAAATGTAGCAGGAGGTGCTAGTGGAGTATTAGTAATACTGCTTATATTAGCGTTGTTATGAATAATTCGGTAGAGGAATATATTAGAACGTATCCTTTTCTTCAATATATAAATGAAGATAAGAGTCATTATAAACATGCAAAAGATGCAGGTTATGACGACCCTGATGATTTGTTTCTTATCGGAGAGAGTGGAGGTTTTCTTCTCAATATTAACCCTAATGATAAATTTGTTAATGTTCATTTATTTAGTGAAATGGCAGATTTTTATAGGGCTAATAAAGTGTATACTTACTTCAAGGAAGATAGTATTCCTCATATGCAGTTAAGAAAGAGAGAAGAGTATAGACGTAAACATGGTTTTACAGCTCCTTGTCTATTGCGTGATGGTAAAATTCAAGATGTAAGAATTACTGGTAGTCATTATAATTTTCTTAATTATACTATGATTTTGCAAGCAGATACTAAGTCTATGAAGGCTAGTAAACATTCTGCTACTGCTGAAAAGAAGTATGATTTTAGTAAGTTTATTGATGCTCAGTTTTGGACATTTCATATAATGGAATTTGTAGTACGAAATGGTTTTCATCTTATTATAGATAAAACTCGTCGTGGTGGATTCTCTTATATTATGGCTGCAGATAGTGCTAATGATTTAAATCTTAATCCTAAAAAAGTTGAGATTCATGTAGCTATTGATAAAAAGTATCTTACAGTTAAAGGAGGTCTTACTGATTTTACTATTGATAATCTTCGTTTTTATGAAACTAAAACTTTCTTTAGACGAGGTATTCTCTCTACTGATAAAGAAAACTTTAGATTAGGATTTAAACTTCCTAATGGTATTGTATCTCCAAAGTCTTGGGATAGTGCTTTATTTTCAGTTAGTGCAATGAATAATCCTAATTGTGCTATTGGTAAAGATGCTATGAAAGTTAAGACTGAGGAGATTTCTACTATGGATAACTTTGACGAGTTCATGGCTGTAACTGAACCTGCAATGCGTACTGGTAGTTATGTTACAGGTAATATGATTGGTTGGGGTACATCTACAGCTGGTAATATGCAAACTTTTGAACAAAACTTTTATTCTCCAAAGTCATATCATTTTATGCCTTTTGAGAATGTTTGGGATAAAGATTGTCGTAATGAACTTTGTGGGTATTTTAAACCCTATTGTTGGGGACTTCAAGGTGAGATTGATGGACTTAAAGCAATGGATGAAGATGGCAATTCTAATATAGAAGTTGGTCTTCAAGTTGCTTATCATGAACGTGAACTCAAAAGAGAAAGTTCTAAAACATTTGCTGACTATATTAATTATCTAGGTCAATATGCTAATATGCCTTCTGAGTCTTTTAGTTCTACTACTGAAAATCTTTTTAGTAGTGAAGAATTAATGGCTTGGGAAGAAAGACTTAGAACTGATAGTAGTTTTAAGTTTTATACTGATGGTATGTTGATTGATAAAGGTAATAAGGTTGAGTTTAAGCCTAATGCCCGTATAGCAGCTGAAGGTGGTAAACACAATGTAGATTACTTTGATTGGATTGAAGGTGTACCTATTAAAGGTCATGAACATCATCATGGTTGTATTCGTAAATGGTTTAGTCCTCAAAAGTTTCTTCATAGAGATAAAAATGGTGCTGAAGTTATGGGAATTCCTCCAGGTATGTATAGTATAAGTTATGACCCTGTAGGTGTTAATAAAGAGAATAAACTCATTACTAACAAACATTCTCACAACAGCATTAAAGTCTGGATGAATCCTTGTATTTACAATGGATTTAAAACTGCTCTTGTTGCAGCTTACTATGGTAGACCTGAAAAACTAGAAGAAGCTGATAGAATTTGTTATTTACTTGCTAGATATTATAATTGTATTGGTACTGTTGGTGTTGAGGTCAATCGTGGTGAAACTGTAAGTAACTTTAGAAAATGGAAAGCACTTAAATATCTAATGAAAGACCCTGTTCAAATTTGGGATACTAGTCTTAAAGGAGATGTAACATCTGATTATGGTGTTGTAATCGGAGATGGTCCTAAGAAACTTGAAGGTCTTCGTTGGCTTAAAGAAATGCTTTATTCTGAAGTTGGTAAAGATGAACTTGGTAGACCTAAAAGATTATTTCAAACTATTTACGATTATCAAACTATTCTTGAACTTAAAAAGTGGAACAGTATTGGTAACTTTGATAGAGTTTCAGAAATGATTATTAGAGGTCTTCAATGGAAGCTTTCTGATATAGAGGCAGCTAAAGAACTTGCTCATAGAAAGAAAGTTGTTGATAGTGGAGATAAAAAACATATTCTTAAAAGACCTTGGTATTAGTATGTTTGATAATTATTCTTTGAGAGATATTATAGTGTTTATTTTAGCTTGTGTTGCATTTATAGTTTATTGTTGTGCAATTTATCAAATGGTTAAAAATAATAGTCCTAATACATGGGATAAGTAATATGGAAAATCCAATGATACAAGTAGAACATTGTCCTGAAGTAGATGATGCTAGAACTTTTGGAGTAGAATTTAACGATACTTGGGAAAATAATACCACTTTGGCATTAGTAGAAATAGATATGACTGAAGCTATAATTAATAGTGGTATTAAGCTTGTAGATTTAGGAATATAAATAAATAATATATGTTAGGCTATAATATAATAGGTCATAATGGTGAATTTCCTAGACAGCGTGTTAGTGCTGCTGAGAAACGTAAAGAAAGTTGGTATCAAAATTGCATTGACTATGTTATTGCAATGGGAATGTCCATGAATGATAGAAGTGCTACTGAAACGCAACTTAATATTCTTCATGGTGATATACCAAATGAGTTTTATAAGAAAACTTTGAATCCTTATAATAGTGCTAATGAACGTTTTACAAGGTTTCCTGCTACTATGCGAAACTTTGATATTATGTCTGATATTATCAGACGTTATGTCTCAGAGTACTTTAAAGGTGTTCACGAATTTACTGTAGCTGCTTGTAATCCTGAAGTTGTTATTAGAAAACAAGCTAAACTTCGGGAAGCTATAGGTCAACTTGCTGAACAAGCATTTAAAGCAGAAGTTGAAAGACGTATGCAAGAAATGCAACAGCAACAAGCTCAACAGAGTCCTGATGGTCAACAACAACCTATTAATCCACAGGATGTTATGCCAGACCCTGAAGAGTTTATTCGAGATTTTAATGAAAAGTATATTGATGAAGAGAGTAAACAAGCACAAGATTTACTTGACTTTATTCGTAGTATAACTCAAGATGCAACTCTTTATCTTTCTTCCTTCTTTAATTATTGCGCTTTAGGTGAGTGTTATACCTACACTGATATTAGAGGAGAACAACTTTATAAAGAGCATGTACCTGTTCTAGAAGCATATCCTATTCCTAATGCTAACTTCTTTGTTGAAGACCATGATATGTTTGCTAGACGTATGCTTCTTTCATATTCTCAAATAATGGATATGTTTGATGAAGTTCTTGATAAAGAAGATAGAGAATTTCTTGAGAAGTATTATGATAACGGTAGGGGTTATTCTAGTCATACCCAATTTCTATACAATCAATACTTTGAAAGTTATCCAAATGCTTGTGAAAAGTTTACTAAAGAAGAACGTGAATTATTTAAGAAAGAAAGTGCTGCTATTCATGCTGATAATAACAATCTTTTTGAAGTATGGCATGTAGTATGGCGAGGTGAAGCTAAGCAAGGTATTCTTACTTATATTAATGAGATTGGTATGCAATCACAACGTATTGTTGATGAAGGCTATCAACTTAATCCAGAAGCTGGAGATATTAATATTGAGTGGGCATATGAACCTCAAGTATATGAGGGATATCGTATAGGTACAAGATATAATGGTGTATATCCTATTAAAGCTAGACCTATTGCTTACCAAAGAGATGGTAAGTTACCTTATAATGGTATTCAAGAAGTTCTTCCTTTGATGGGTAAATTTAGTATTATTAAACTCATCACTCCTTATCAAATTATGCGTAATATCTTTGCATATCATAGAGAAATGGTAATTGCAAAGAACAAGATGTTAGTACTTCTTCTTCCTGAATCTCTTATTGCTAGTGATACTGAAGATAAAATCTATAAGATGGCAGCTGATGGTGTACTTCTTGTAGATGATTCTGAAGATGCCAATTCTCAGAAGATGGCTAATATTCGTATGCTTAATGCTAGTCTTGGTGATTACATTACTCAGCTAACTAATCTTATTGAGCAAGTTAAACTTGAAGCTCGTGAGATGGTTGATATGAATATGCAACGTTATGGTGAGATTGCACAATCTGCAGGTAATGCTGTAACACAAGAAGCTGTTACTCGTTCATCTATGGGTAGTGTTATCATCGTCACTATGTTTGATGAAATGCGTAAGCGTGATTATCAACGTGACATTGATTTTGCTAAACTTGCATATATTGATGGACTTCAGACTTCTTTCTTTGATGATAAGTATCAGCAACGTTATATTAGTCTTGATGTGGATAGTTTTATTTTTGGTGATTATGCTTGTATGGTTAAGAATGACCAAAAAGAAATTGAAAAACTTCAACAACTTAAACAATGGGCATTTAGTGCTGCACAAAATGGTGACCTTGATATGGCTATTGCAGCTATTACTGGTGACAATGTAACTCAAATAAAAGACTTGGTAAACAAGTTCATGGAGTTGAAACGTCAGCATGAAGACCAGATGCAGCAAGCAGAACAAATGCTGAAACAAGAAGAGTTGCAAGCTAAGATTGCTGAAATTCAAGCTAAAGGCGAAGAAGATAGAAAGACTGAAGAACTTAAGTATTATTACGAGATGCAACTTAAAAACATTGATGTCAATATGGCACTTATGCAACATTCAGATACTGTTGGTGCTGAAAATGATGCAGCTCGTATGCGACTTCAACAATTAGCTGAAGATAATAAGACTCAACTTGCTCGTCAGAAACTTGCTCTTGAACAAAATAAGTTTAATGCTGATATGTATAATAAAGCAGCTGATAGACAAGTTAAACGTGAGCAAATGGAGAACCAATTAAAGATAGCTAGAACTAATAAAAATAAATATGACAAGTAAGTATGAAACTTTACGGTTTTACAAAGGTTTTAGGTAGTCTTGCTATTTGTTATGGTAATAAAGTTTTATCTATAAAAGTTATATGGGTTAAGCGTCTTAAACGTGTAAAATGTTATAAGGCTAAACTAACAAGTAGAGAAGTTTGGCATCATATAACAAATACTAATAAATGGCATTTTGTAGGTGTTATTACTATAACACGAGATGACCATGATTTTTGTTTTTATAATTAAATAATGTTATGTGTTGGAACGGTGAACAAGGTAAGTCTTTTGAAGAAGCTATGAAAGAACTTCATCAAATGACAGAAGATAAAGGAGCTTCGTTTGAAGAGCTTGGAGCAGCTATTATAGGATTTATGTTTGGTATTCCTACAGAAATGTCTCAGCAAGCTATTGATGAAATGAAACAAAAACAAGAAGTTAAAGATATAATAAATAGGTATAAACAATGCCACGAAGAAGAGAATTAGATGGTACTCCTGGTTATGATGCTTTTAAAAAATTGCTTCAACGTAAGTGGAACACTGATGACATAGGAGAAGGCACTTATGATTATAAAGGATTATATAGAGAATCTCCTGCTGTAGCATGGAATGCTGCTATCTTAGGTACTCATTTTCCTGATACTTATAAGCTACCTACGCATCCTACGTTTAGTACTGAAAGTAAATATTCTAACAATACTACACCTGGAGGAACTTGGGTTGAATATCCTGATGGTCCTTGGGTATTTGTACATAGTCCTTATACGGCAAGGCATCTTGATGATACGGATGATTATTTAGGTATGAATGTAGATGCTGGTGGTACACCTGAACTTAGTTATTGGAATGGAAGCTATAGGCTTCCTACAATTACCGTAACGCCTAAAAGAAGAAGAAGCTTAAAATATGGAGGTATTCATATTAAACCTGAGAATAGAGGTAAGTTTACAGAAACTATGCGAAGAACTGGTAAAACTGCTGAAGAATTATCACATAGTTCAAATTCTTTAACAAGAAAACGAGCAATATTTGCAATTAATGCTAAAAAGTGGAATCATGGTTAGAAGATATTTAGATGAAATAGTACCTGTTAATTCAGGTATTATCGGACAATATATTAGTCCAGTGGGTCCTTTTAGTGAACCTATGTATACAATGGTTGATAATGATACTGTAGCAGCTACTTCTGCTCCTACAAGAACTAGAAGTAGCAAGTCTAAAAAGAAGAAATCTAATAAACCTAAAAATGATGGTATTATTAGAAATCACGATAGTGTTTGGGATTATAAAATTCAAGACGGTAAACTTTTGACTAAGCGTAAAGGAAATAAAAATTGGATAGATATTTCTGATAATGAAGTTGCTGTAGATAGAATTCAAAATTTTACAGGTAAATCTATAGGGAGACGTAAACCTGAAAGTAACGCTGAACCTGTTAGAACGCCTGCAGGAGGTCCTTTTGGTGGTAAAACATATGATGAACTTACTGCTATATTAGATAATGCTTATGTTGATAACTCTTCTAATACAAATCTTAAACAAAAGCGTACTTTAAAAGATTCGATACCTAGATATAGAACTATTGATACAACTTCTGGAGCAGTTTCATCAACCAATGATAGAGGATTTGTATATCCTGTTGCTAACGGATTGTATTACATTAATCCTAAAACAAGAGCTATAGCAGAAGCTCATGGTGAAACTGACATGCTTGGAGAATTTATACCTAGCGGTGCTGTTAGAAGAGAATTTACAGAGCCTTATATGACAAGTAATGAAGGTAAAAAAACTGTTGTGGATTTTTTGCAATATGGTAATCCTAATGCAAATTGGCTAAATTATTTTATAGGAAATGCTATACCTGGTTTAGGAGACTCTGTACGTGATGCTTTCGATAGAAACAACTTAGGAGATACAAATTATATTAATTTAATGAAAATGTTAGGTATAGATGTTTTTGCTAAAGGCAATGAACGATATCACCCAATGTAAATAGAAAAGCGGTGTTCAACACATGAGTGCAATAAGTAATAACGCAAGTAAGCAAGAAATAGATTCTTCTGTAAATGCTGCAATGGCTAAACGATGGGAAGAATTATGGGATAACGATAATGAAGGTTAAAGAGAGGAGGTGTTCATCTAAGTAGTGATTATCGTAAAGGTAGTCACTACTTATTTTATATAATAATCACATTTCTTTTATGGGCGTATTTATATGGCTAGATGATTAACTATATTACTAACATATTAAAATGCAGCAGGCGCAACGCTAGGTATCAAATTTTCAATTTTAACTGGGTATCTCCCCCATAAAAGATAATGATTAGTGAGTGTTAGACCTATTCTAAGGGTAAATATTAACAGTAGTTATATTATACATTATAATAATAATGCAGGGCATGAAAATAATGATTAAAATATTGTTAAAAAGTTTGGTAGTATGGATAAAAGTAGTATCTTTGCAGTACCTAAAGCTAATATAGTAATAAAATTAAAGACAAACTTATAAGTATGGAAGGAACTGATATTGATTTTGAAGGCGGTGCTGGAACTCAACCAGCAGCTAACGCTGATACTAATCCTGCCAATCAAGAAGATACTACGTCTTTAGACGGTGGTGGCACCGAAGATGTAACTGGTAAAAGTAATGAGAATCAAGGTCAAGAAGCACCTGATACTAAACCTGAGGATAATGCCAATGAAGGTGAGAAGGATAATGCCAACGAAGAATCAGGTTTAGAAGCTGGTACTCAAATTGAGTTTGATGGTCAAACTTATACAGTAGCAACTAATGGTGACATTGTAGATTCTGAAGGTAATGTTTTCAAAGAAGCAAAAGATGTTCAGTCTTGGCTTGATGAAAATAATACTGTTGATACAGATGAAAATGGTGAACTGTCTATTGATGCTATTAGAGAAGCTGTTGGAATTGATGTTACTGACGAAAGTGGTAAACCTATGGACTTTGATAACACTCCTGCTGGTGTTAGAAGTTATGTAGAATCTGTTATTGCTTTAAAGTCTAACGAGATTCAACAAGGTACTATTAATAAGTTGTTTAATGATAATCCTCTTCTTAAACAATTTATTGATTATGTTCAACTTACCGGAACTCCTAGAGGCTTTGGTGATATACCTGATAGGTCAGGTATTCAGCTTGATAAGGATAATCCTGAACAACTTAAAGCTGTTATTCGCATGGCTGCACAGGAGTTCGGTAATGCTTCTCTTAATGAAAGTTATATTAAGTATCTTCAAGACTCTGGTGCTTTGTACGATGAAGCTAAAAATCAACTACAAGCCCTTGTAGGTAAAGACCAAGCTTATCGTCAAGAAATTGAACAAAGAGCTGAAGCAGCTCGTCAACAAGAAGCAGCAGATATTCAAAAGTATTGGGAGGGTGTTAATGATGCTATCAATAAGAGAGTTATTGGTGGTTATAAACTTCCTGAAAGTTTCGTTAAAAATATTAATGGTCAGAAAGTTACTCTTACTCCTAACGATTTCTACAACTATGTTGCAGTAGCTAGAGAAGGAGAAGATGGAACTCGTATGACAGGATATCAGAGGGATTTAGATAATCTATCTAATGAAGAAGCTCTTAACAGAGAACTTCTTGATGCGTGGCTTATGTTCACTGGTGGTAGTTACAAAGATTTAGTAAATATGGCAGTTAATGAAGAAAAGGTTCGTAAACTTGTCGTTAAATCTAAGCAACAGCGTAATGCTAGAACAATTAAAGTCAATAAGCCAAAACAAAGCAAAGTTAACCCCGATGAAATTCTTTTAAGTTAAACTGATTAAATTCATTTAAGTATTATTTAAATTATGTACAAACTTAGAGAAGTATCTCGCGGTAATTTTGATGACCGTGGTTATTCAAATGAGGAAACTATTGCACATCTTGCGCTTACGCATCCTGAAGAGATTAATAATACTCTTACGTATACGTATGGTATGGATGATGATAGATTCCCTCTTACTTTCCTTACTGAAGGTCAAGGTAGTGCAGGTGTAATTGATATTACAACTGAACAATGGACTTGGAAAACTATGGGGCGTTCTCGTTATAACGATTACGTTGTTTGGTTTGATACTACTAATGAGAGTCCTGGTAAGGGTGGCGCAATGTTTGAAGTTGAGTTTGCTACTCATTGGCTGATTGAGCAATATGGTTTGATGGCTCCTGATGGTGTTACTCAAGTTCGTATTATGAAGGATATGGGTGAAGGCCCTCATGGTGGTTTCCTTTATCGCCTTAAGCTTACTAGTCCTAATCCTAATAGTTCTGTAGCTCTTGAGAACCTTGCTGCAGGTAAGTATTGGACAATGACTGCTCCTACTATCAGTGCTTCGTATTCTAAGGGTAACCGTATGAATACTATGGGACCTGGTAAGATGACATCTCAACTTGAGTATCATCGTTATAGCTGGGAGATTGCTGGTAATATTAGCAACGTTGTTGTTACTTACGAGTTTAAGACAAAGGGTGGTGGTACTACTAATCTTTG